TTACTGTTACAGTTGGAGCTTCATTATTGAGTTCATCTCAAAACAAATATTTTATTGATGGTGTAGAATCTCCTAAACTTACTTTAAATGCAGGAGTTGCTTATACATTTGATGTATCTGATGGTAGTAATACAGGACATGATTTTAAAATAGGAAGTGCCGCTGAGTCAGGAGCTTATAGTAGTGGTACTAATGGTGTTGTTATAAACGGTACAGATGGTAGTACAGATGCTACAGTAGTTTATACACCACCTAATGATACTGATGTTTATTATTTTTGTGATACTCATACAGGTCATGGTAACATTATAAATAATATAGGTGCTAATATTATTGATTTAGGATATACAGCAAGTTCAGGAGATACTATTGAAGTATATGACGATGAAGGAAATAAATTAACATTAAGTGAATCTATGCCTTTATCAGGAACTGCTACACAAGTTACATTAGCTAGTTCTCACTCAGGTGTTATATTTATTGGAAATCCATACACAATGAAATATACGTTTACTAATCCATTTATTGATTTACCCGCAGGAAATAGTAAAGCTCCGTCAGGATTTGTTAAAAATAAAATTAGAAATGGAGCGTTGTTCTTTACTGAATCTTCAGGATTTGATGTTAAAGTAACTCCTAATGAAAGTATTAGTGGTTCAACTGAATATACAAATACAGTAACCGATTCAGTTACATTAGATACAGGAGTATTTAAGTTTCCTGTATTTGGTGACGTAGGGGATACTAAAATAACTATAGAAAGCGATAGTCCATTTCCATCTAAATTTACAAGTGCTGAGTTTGAAATATTCTTTCATCAAAGGGCTAGACGTAGTGGATAAGCCATCAACAAATTTAGGTGCAAGCGGGCACAAAATAGTTGAAGCTACTATATATCATATACAACATCTTGCTGATAATTTAAGAAAACAAGATTTAAGAGAAGTTAAATGTTTTGTTGATGATATTAAATATGTTTTTCATGCGGCACTATTTAATGATGATTTAACTTATACTGTTTTAGATAAAAATGATATACCATATGCTATGTTTGGAGCAGGAACTAATTCTAAAGAACACTATATATGGATGCTTGGTACATATGATGTAGAAAAATATAAACGTATATTTACACGTCATTGTAAAGAATGGGTAAATTATTTTGTACAAAAATATGGAACAGTTTATAATTATGTTCATATTGAAAATAAACTAGCAATAAAATGGTTAATGTGGTGTGGAGATAGATTGTAATGTGTATAACTGCTTTAGCCCCTGTAGGACAAGCTGTTGTAGGAAAAGCTGTAGGAATGACTGTAGCACAACAAGCTATAGTAGGAACTGTAACTACATTACAAGCAGGAGTTTCTTTAGCACAAGCCGCTCTTAGCATAAAATCACAAAAACAAGCAATAAAATCACAAAGATTAGCACAAAAACAACAAGCTGAGGCAGAAAGAGACCGTTTTGCTTTAGAAATGACTGCTAAAAGAATTAATGAAATACAAGAACAAAAAGCTGTTGCACAACGAGTTCAAGAAATTGTAAAAGAAAGTGAAGAAGCTATTTCAAGAGCTACTGTATCCGCAGGTGAAGCAGGGGTAAGCGGTATATCTGTAAATGCTCAGTTACAAAGTTTTGAAGCTGAAGAAGCACAGGCATTATTTATAGCTGATGATATTTATAATGACAGGCTTGTAGCTAGTTGGCTTGATGATACTAATAGAGAACGCTCTAGTGAAAATAGATTAAGAAGTATTTATCAACCAATACCTGAAGTAGATTATTTAAGCCCTGTGGTTAATTTAGCAGGAGAAGGATTAAAAATATATTCACAAGCACAACAAATAGGACTTAATCAAGCAAGATTAAATAACCCAAGTTAAGGATAAATTATATGGCTAGAAAGAAAACATTATCAGATTTACTAGGAATTGATGGCGACAGAGTCAAAGTAGATTTAGATTTAGCTCAAGACCAATATAGAGGACAAGTAAGTTCTAATATTGGTAATATACAACTACCTGATATTAGAGGACAAAAACCAACAAACACAGAAAATTTAATTAAAGCTTTAAGTGGTTTAAATAAAAACTTAGGTACTCTTGTTCCTGCTCTACAAGCTCAAGGTTCTGCTCAATTAATAAATCTTAAAGGTGAATTAGCGGGAATGACTGATGAACAAAAAAGGGAAAAGTTAGCAGAACTTCAAGAAAGTAAAAATAAAAAACAAAAACAAATAAATGCAGAATTTAGAAAAGATAAGTCAATATCTGACTTAAATCCTTTTGCAACTATTGGAGCTAAAAAATTAGTTGGGGCTAGTCTCAGTGGAGATTTTATAGAAAGTTTAAATACTTTACCTGAAGAATTACAAAAAGATATGGTAACAACTAATCAAGGAACTGTAGGTACTATTCCTAATCAAGATACTATTAATACTAAAATAGAAGAAAAACTAACTGATTTTTATACAGACAATGATATTACTGATGATTTAGTTAAAGCAGGTTTAAGAGCAAACGCTTCAACGAGTATTGATAGAATATCAAGTGGTTTGCTTACCGACATGAAAACATTTCACAAAGAAGAAATAATGATAAAAGGATTTGGTAAAGCTTTTTCAACTATGATTTCTGATTCTGTATTTGATGAAAGTAATGCGGCAGGATTTACAAACGCTATAATTGGAACATTTGGAGATATAGATAGTTTAACACCAAGTGAAATACAAAAAGCTTTTAATAATGGTATTAATTTAATTCTTCCTGAAAATGCAGAAAAAGCATTAGCTAATTTAAGGGTTTTAGAAGATATAAAAATAGGTACTACTAAAATTAAAGATATGGATACTTATGTTACTGCTATTACAAAGTTACAAACTTTAGAAGAAAGACATGAAGATTTAGAAACACAAAAGAAAAAAGATGACATATTAGCACTAGTTAGTTCTGAATATGCTTTAAGCCAAGGCGATAGTGAAGAAATACCTTTAGACCAACAATATCAAAATATTTTATTAGGAGAAACTTCAT